CTTGAAGTCATGCGTCCCGAAGTCAGGCGTGTAGGCGCTGGTCACAAGCATGATCTTCAACGTGTCACTGTCGAGATCAACAGCGTGCGTGTTGTTCAGCATGTTGAGGAATGTGATTCCGTAAAGGCCGCTAGCCATCAGTCATGTCCTTCGTTGTTGCCCGAGTAGAGGGCGCTTTCTTTGTCGTCTTCTTCACAGCCTTCTTGGCTTTTGGTGCCGACTCTGCTTGCTGCAAAAGTCGAACTCCACTTGAGTTCTTTTCCGGCACCTTAGCCCCGTGAGGAAGAGGAGCGATATAGCGGTTGGCGACAAGTGCATCAACTCGCCGCCAGCCGGATGTATCGACAACCTCACCCCGCTCAAAGAACCGGCTGTCACCCTGCAAGCGGCGGATGATAACGTACCAATCCGTCTTCGGGGTAATAGATTCGAGAAGCGGGTCAACGGCCACTATGGGGCACTCCTTGACTCATTAGGCGGGGATGTAGGTGATGTAAGCGACTCCCTCGAAGGAGCCGATCGTTCCGGTGATCGAGCCAGTGACGTACTCCGACGAAGTAAGCGCCCGAGCAGCCTTGCCGTTCGTGCCACCATCGTCAATCGAAGAGATGACCCCTGCCGTAGCAGTTGACTTCCCATCAATCAGCGTGTCATCCGTGCCGGTGCCATCAGCGTCAACTCCCACATCAATCGTGGTCGTTGCGCCGCTCGCCGTCGTGATGTCGATTACCACGTTCTGCACGATGATGCGGCCACCCGTCGGGTTTCCCCAACTGAGTGCAGCAGCGTTGCCAGTGGCGGCAGTCATAGTCACCCGTGCAGTGCGGGGGACCGGAGCGCCCGACGTTGCGTTCTCATCCGAAACGATGAGATCACCTACAAGAAGCTGTCCTCGTGTTGCCTGATTTGGCATGATGGTTTAGCTCCTTAGCTATTAGGCGACGCAGTTGCTGAAGAAGTAGCCGAGGTCGCTAGCGATGACCTTGTAGTCCCAAGCCATCTGGGCCTCGACACGATCCGAACGAAGTTCGTTCATACGGAAGCGGGAGATGCCCACCGTGGAACCCTGCCCGTCCGACACGCCATCCCATGCGAACTGGTAACCCGCCGAAGGGGTCATCAGGCCGGGAGACGGAGCGACATGGTACAGAGCGGCGTTCTTACCGTGGATCGCACCGAACGAATCGGCAGCACCCTCAGCACCCGTGTTGCGAATGCCACGAGCCGTCAGGACTCGATCAACACCGAAGAGCGACGAAAGAGTCGCTTCCGTCGGCACGTTGGCCGAGGTGTACTTGATCCGGTCGATAACGTCCGGGTGGTTCCGAAGCTGACGCATGGCGTCGTAGGTGAGCACCAGCGTGTTCGGCAAGTAGCCCGTTGCGTTCAGCATCGTCGCCTTGCCGACTTCGATGTCTTCGATCGGGTCCGAACTCGTGTAGTTCGACCACTGCGTGAAGTCAACGCCACCAACTACGTCGGTGTCCCAAACTCCAGTGGTGAAGTAGGTGCTCGACCAGTCAATTTCTTGGCGCATGAGCATCCGCTGGGTGACGAACTGGGTCGCCTCCCGGTCGGGGTTGATCGGGTCATCAGCGTTAGCACGAGTCTGGTCGTCAACGTCCTTGTGCATGGCATAGACGTTGCAGCTATAGGTGCCCGTGGACAGCCCGTAGCCCGAACCGGCCGACGGAGTTGACGGGGCACGAAGCTGGGCTTCATCGCGGAACCAATCACCCTTCGTGTAGGTGAAGTAGAGGTCCGACTGCTTCTGAACTGAAATGGTCGGGAAGATGCGATTCGCAATGAACACATCATTCGATTGCATGTAGGCGACGCTGATCTGCGAAAGAATCGCATCAACATGAACGTCGCTGGAGGTTGGCTGAGGCATTTTTCTTTACTCCTCGGATCAGGCCGCTCGATGCGGATTGGCGCAGTTGACAAGGGCAGTTCCGATGACGCCAGCACCGCCAGTAGCGGTCTTCATCTGGCCCACAACGTACTCAGTGGTATCGGTTCCCGGCAGCTTGGCATCGGCCTGTCCGTCAGAGGAAGTGCCAATGAGATCGCCCTCGTTGAGAGCGGCATCGCTGCTGATCTTCGTTTCGCCCATCACAACGATGGTCGCTGCCTGACCAGTAGACGGCTTGTTCTGAAGAACTCCGCAGGGGACATCGGTAGCGGCGGCGCAAAGCGCAGCCTTACCGTTGGAATCAAGCTTCACGAAGTGGAACTGCTTGGCCGAAAGGTCAGCCGCCGCTTCCAACGTGGTCTTGAAAGGTTGTGCAGACTGTGTTGCCATGCTCAGTTACCTCGCAGGTATTCGGTGTAAAGGGAAGGGTCAAGCTCGACGGCCTTGCTGATCGCCTGAGCGTGAGTAAGGGAGGTGTCTTCCTCCCGCAGTCGAGCAGCCGCCTTCTCGATGGAATCGGTCGAGCTACCAGACTCAAACGAGGTGGACTTGCCAACCTCAGAAAAAAGGCCCGACTCGCTCACTGTTTCGTTAGCAGCAGACAACGCATCAATGATGACACCGAAAGCCTCTTCGTCCATGACCTCGGCAGCAGCCTTGAGGACCGGACCAAGGGTCGAAGCGTCAACCGAAAGAGCGCTGAACTCAGCCGCCTTAGCGATGAACTCCTGCTCGATGCGATAATCACGCTCAGCCTTGGCAATCTTTTCGGCGGCCTCAGCACGCTCCTCGGCAGCCTTTACGATCTCAACGATCTGCGGGTCAGCCGACTTGAGGATGTCGGTTTCCTCTTCGATGTACTCGGCCATCTTGGAAAGCTCATCCACCATTTCGGCGTTTGCTGACTCAAGAGCGTCGATGTACTCATAGACCTCAGAAGGAAGGTCGATGGCTTCGCCGTCGTCTTTCTTCATTTTGTGACCGGACTTGGAATCTTCTTCCTCGTCCTCGTCATCGTGGTCTTCCATTTTTCCGTAATGACCGGGCTTGGAAATTTCTTCCTCGTCCTCGTCCATCTTCTTATCTTTGTGACCCGGCACAGCACGCTCCTCTGAATCGGCGGACTTGAACAAAACCACTTTGCTCAACTGATTCGCGGGACGGTTGACGAGGCTTACCTCATCGAACTCCATGTCAGATAGACGGTTCCCAACGACAGTCACGAGGAGGAACATATTGGTGATGATTTCATCGACTCAAGAGTCAATGGAAATTTTTTTTTGAGCTACTTCTTTTTCGTGTTCTCGTAGCGCTCAAGAAGCCGACGGCCTTTCGCCGCCAACTCCGCCGCATCCGAACGGTCCTTCGGTACCGGCTCACCCCAAGCGGCCGCCGACAAGGCCAGCCGAGTTGGCTCACCCTTGTCGTTCGTCATTGGGCCTGAAGGGTTCGTAAAGAAACGAGTGAGAAAGCTGCCTTTACGGCGCATCTTCTCCGGCGTGTCAGCAGCGCCTTTGACCCCCGGCTTGAGATTCGCCCCTTCTTTCTGCTTGAAATGGCGACGGCCAGCAGCGGTGAGTCCACCCTTCGGGTCTTTGATCGGCTGCTTCTTTTCCAAGTTGATAGTGGGACGAACCGTCGCAGGGATCACAGCGAACCCATCAACTGTTAGCCCACCATCTGCTTTCGCAATGCACTCTCCGAAGACAACCCTTGGAGCGCCTTGGCCGGACTCAGGGGTCGCCTTTACATAGTGCCCTTGATAGTCAGTCATTACGATCCTTCTTCTCCGCTTCCAGCTCTTTGATCTTCGCCTTCATTGAGACGATCGACTCAGCCATCCTCTCCCGCTCTAGCGACTGAACCTGCTCATTGCCGGGGTAATCAGCCGACAAGTTGTTCATTCGGCGGCGAGTGATCTTGATCGTCTCTTCCCACCGTGAAATAGCTTCATCGGGGCGCATTCCCCAATCCCACACATGGGCAGGCATCTTCTGGCCGATTCCGGCGTACATCGCCGCACGATGGTGGCCGTCAACGATCCACAGCTTGCCTAGACGATCACGAATCACATACGGGTCGTAGCCCTCACGGAACGGCTCACGGCCAGAAACAACCTTGTCAACATGACGGCTGCCGATCCACTCTTCAGTCGGATGTAGCTCGGCCGGGTCAAACATCTCTTTCGGCTTCTTGCGCCACAACTCGTCAGGAATCCGCTTCGCCGCAAGAACGTCAGGGTTCTCTTCGTTTCCGTCCGTCCACATCAGTCCATATTGAGAGATGTGGGCATCACGCTTTGCCGTCGGCCCTGAAACTTTTGGGGAACCACCGCCCTTCGCCCAATTCCCATGCGCTTTTTGATCGTGCTGAGCGTGCTTGCCGACCATGCCTGACAAACCCGTCTTCTTCCGCTTCTTCTTCTTCCGCTTGAAATTCCAATCGGTCGAAGGTACATGAACATCTGAACTCGTAGGCTGCTGCTTCTCAACTGTCTTGTAAGTCCCGCCCCGTCGCTTGTATTCCTGAACCAGCCAGCCGTTCGCATAAGCCGACGGATACACATCGAACTTGCGCTTCGCCTCAGCCTTGACCTTGGCGTACAACTTCGGGTTCGACGGAATGTTCTTCGACTTCTTCACGCTCGTGGAGGCATTGCCAAGGCCGGGGTTCGGAACCTCTTCCAACTCCATCGGTTCGCCCGAAACCATCCACCACGAAACCAACTTGTTCTTGTCGTCAACCCACCGGCCCTGCGTTCGATCCCAGCGCT